ATCACTGAGCACAGGTTCAACCAGCTGCAAGAAATTGAAGCTGTGTTGAACTTTCTCAACATTCAACTGCGCAAAATACGCACCCGACATTTTAAAAAATATCTAGAAGGCTATGCCCGTGCGTTGACTGCACGTGATGCTGAAAAATATGTGGATGGCGAAGAAGAAGTTGTAGACTTTGAAACCATCATTAACGAAGTGGCCTTGCTACGTAATCGCTGGCTGGGCATCATGAAAGGTCTAGACACTAAGCAGTGGCAAATGGGGCATGTGGTGCGACTGCGCACAGCAGGCATGGAAGACATCACAGTATGAACTTGTATGCAGACAATCCCGACAAAGGTGCACACGACTCAGCACAGTGGGCTAGAAAATGGACTACTGAAAAATACATTGCCAAGCGTCGAGCCAACTTTGACGCAGTTGATGCATACTTGTCACAACCCATTGGCAAGTTATTGGACATTGGTTGCGGGTTTGCTCACGAATCCCGCTGGTTTGCAGAAAAGTACGGCACAGAGTTGTGGTTATTGGACGGCGATCAACAACAAAACGCCAACAAATCTGACACAGCCTCTTATGGTAATTGGAATGCAACATCAGACGCCTTGTACTTTTATCACAGTTTTGATTTTTTAGATGCCAAGTTACAAGAACTAGGCACAAAAAATTATCACTTGATTGATGCCAACAACATCAACATTGCCGAAGATGTAAAATTTGACGTAATAACTTCGTGGCTCAGTTGTGGACATCATTATCCTGTTAACACCTACATTGACTTAATGAAAAAGCATTCGCATGAACACACACGAATCATATTGGACATACGATGCAAAGGTACTGAAACTAATTTTATAGGTGTAGACGGATTTGAAATTGTCAATGTGGTGTCAAACTCTGGCGGCAAAAAACGAGCCACAGTGGAAATAAAGTTGATCTAAAATGACTGACCAAGAACGCTGGCAACAAGATCTAGAAGAAATGGAAATTGTTTTGCTGCTGCTCTTTTTCTTTGCCTGGGTGGCTTTTTGGTGGTATGTCGATCATGTCAGTTAAATACCCGCATGAAAATAGTAATTGTCACAGGCGGATTTGATCCGCTACATTCAGGGCACATTGCCTACTTTGAAGCTGCCCGGGCACTAGGCGACAGACTAGTGGTGGGCATTAACTCAGATGAGTGGCTCACCCGTAAAAAAGGCAGGCCATTTTTGCCTGCAACAGAACGTCGAGCCATTATTGAAAATTTACGCATGGTGGACAAAGTAATCGAGTTTGACGATGCTGACAACACATCCATAAATGCCATACGTGTTGCACGTGACTTTTATATACGTCCAGGAACCAAGTTTATTTTTGCCAATGGCGGAGACCGTACAGCCGACAACTGTCCTGAAATGGTGTTTGATGATGTGGATTTTTGTTTTGGTGTAGGCGGCGAGAACAAAATGAATTCCAGTTCATGGATACTCAATGAATGGAAAACACCACGAACTGATCGTGCCTGGGGATACTATCGTGTGTTACATGAAGTAGGCGCCAATACCAAACTCAAAGAACTCACTGTGATGCCCAACACATGTTTGAGCATGCAAAGACACGACAGTCGTGCTGAGTTTTGGTTTGTGGCTGAAGGAGAAGCCACAGTGTATACTTTGGATGAGGCTTCAACTGATCAAGAAGTCAAGTGTCAGTTGACCATGCATGCACACACTTTTATCAATGTAAATGAATGGCATCAGCTGTGCAATGAAACTGATCAACCACTCAAATTGATTGAAATACAATACGGTGACTGCTGTGTTGAGGAAGATATAGAACGCCGATGAAACCCATACCTGTGTTTGTGGGCTATGATCCCAGAGAAGCAGTGGCATACCACGTATGTGTGAACTCGATCATCAGGCATGCCAGTCAACCAGTTGCTATTATTCCTGTGGCATTGAACCTGTTCCGAGACTACGATGAAACGCATACTGATGGTAGTAACCAGTTTATCTACAGTCGTTTCCTTGTGCCGCACCTGATGGACTATCAGGGCTGGGCCATATTCATCGATGGCGACATGATCCTGCGTGGAGACATTGTGGAATTATGGAATCTACAAGATTCTTTTAAAGATGTCATGGTTGTCAAACATGACTATAAAACTCGCATGCCTGTGAAATATCTTGGATCAAAGAACGAAGACTATCCGCGCAAGAATTGGTCAAGTGTGATACTGTGGAACTGCAACAGCTATCCCAATCGTAAACTAACGCCTGAGTTTGTGCAAAAATCAACAGGTGCGGAACTGCATAGATTTTCCTGGATAGATGATGAACGTATTGGTGAACTACCTGCAGAGTGGAACTGGCTGGATGTTGAGTATGAGTGGAACCCTTTGGTCAAGTTAGTGCATTACACATTAGGAACTCCTTGTTTTCATGAGTTTGCTAATGCTGGTGACTTTGCACAAGACTGGCATCAAGAAAGACTATTAACTGACTACTGTGAGCAAAGAACAAAAAATGGATGATGAAGAATACACACCACCGGTAGAGCATGAATTTGATTTGTTACCAGCCGAAGTTCGAGAAATATTCTACGACATAATAAAATATCGGGCAGACCCAGCAGGGGATTATTATGGTATGAATTTTGATGCGATTACCGCAAAAATTCGTGCGTTAGACACACAGGCAGTACATGCCATTGACAGTGAATACAGATATGAAAGAAAAGGGTATATGTACGATCCTACATTAGAAAGTTTTGTGCGCGGATGTGGTGGACAAATAACCACCTGGAGTAAAACTGAAACAACGCCCACTCCAGTGGTGTTACGTGGTATTACCAAACGCAAACAAATGGATGCGTGTCGAGCTGCTGGCAAAGACTTTTATTATATTGACACTGGATACTTTGGCAATGGCAAGAAAAAATTGTATCATAGGATTACAAAAAATGATGTGCAAAACTTTGGACCTGTGATTGAGCGTCCCAGTGATAGGTTTGATCGCACAGGAGTTCGACTCAAAAAAGTGCGCACTGATGGCAGTAAAATATTGTTGGCACCACCCAGTCAAAAACTGTTGAATCTTTATGACATAGATCTTGAAACTTGGTTGCAAAATACATTGAATGAAATTGGTTTGCACACCGACAGAGAAGTGGTGATTCGCCGCAAGCAAGGGCGCAGTGTGAGAATAAATGATGACACAATAGAAATGGCCTTAGACCAGGATATCTATTGTATGATAACTTATTCCAGTATTGCAGCCGGCGAAGCCATACTGCATGGCAAGCCTGCCATTACGCTTGGCCCCAATGCTGCCGCTGCTGTATGCAGTAATTCAATTGCAGAAATAGAAAAAATTAAAAAACCCAATCTTGACGAAATTACTGCTTGGGCACATCACATAGCCTATTGCCAGTTTACTGAAGCGGAAATGCGAGATGGCACCGCTTGGAGAATACTGCAAGGTGGTTGATTGTGTTGTTTACCTCAGTAGTGTGGCCAACGTTCGCAAACACACAAGAAAAATTGAATGTTTGGAAAGTTTTGCCGAAGGGGTGCGGGTAACCGGCCACTCAGTTGTGACAGAATGGGAACACCGATATACTCCCAGCAAATTAGCAGTAATATTGGGCTGGGCAACAACAAACACCGGTGGCCGCAATATTGCATTGCGCAAGCAAATCATTGCCGATCAACGCCGCCTGGGAAATCATACCATGTGTATAGATGCCAGTTGTTGGAAATATCTTGATGATGCCAGCGGCTATTTGCGATACAGTCTTGGTGGACCATTTTACGATCGTGCTGAGTATGCTAATAAAAACAGCAATGCCACCAAGTGGACAGAAATAAGTCGCCAATTGGGTGTGCAACTACAGCCGGTCAAAACAAACACCACTGGACATATCTTAATTTGCATGCAACGTGATGGTGGGTTCGCAATGAAAACTTTGGATCCCATGCAATGGCTCAAAGAAAAAGTTCAACAAATTAGATCTACAAGCAATAGGCAGATACATATTCGCCCACACCCTGGGCAATACGACATGAACAAATTTGTAGAATATACAAACAGATCAGGACAGCGAAACAACATAGTTGTTGTTGAACCCAGTCAAAGCCGATTGATTGATAATTTGCAAAATGCACATGCCGCAGTGTTTTTCAACAGTTCGGCCAGTGTGGCAGCGGCATGCGAAGGTATACCTGTGTTTGCGGACGATGCCAGTTGTGTGGCATGGGCAGTGGCCAACAAAGATGTCAGTAAGATTGAATCTCCTGAAACATTCTCAAGAGAGCAATGGATGTATGATCTAGCAGCCGCACATTGGAGTGATGCGGATGCTAGAGCCGGCCGTATCTATCAAAAATTCTTGCCTTACTTGACTTCCACAGTGACGTCGTAGACTTCGCCCACAATGTTGGGCCATTTGTGACGCTTGTCAAACACCGCAATCTCTTCTTTAACTATGATCACATTCATGTTGGCCAACAGTTGCTGACGCCACCAGTTGGGTGATTCCACAATCAAGTGAGCATTACGACCATCGGGCAAGTGTTTTTTTGCAGGATAACAGGCAATTCTAAACCAACCAGCAACTTGTATCTTGCTGCTGATCAACTGTAATGTGGCGGCAAGATGCGCAGGCTCTATGTGTTCAAATACATCAGCACTGACCACAGCATCAAATGATTTTTTGGGCATGCGATTGTGCTCAGTATTTCCTGGATCATAACCATCTGTGACTATGCCAGGGTATGCGTTGTTGATGCTAGACATCAGTGCGCCATGACCACAGCCAAAGTCTAATATGCTGTTGGGTTGATATTGATTTATAAATGGACGCATGGCCTTGAGCATTTTGCTGCCTCTAACAAACTGGCCCTTGCTGTGCATTTCCACCAGTTGTGCTTGATAGTTGGGATCAATTATCATCTATGATTTACTTCCACAAACTCATACTTACCAATAAATGTTTCAGGTGTGTCCTGCCACATACCAATCAATTGATCATCCATCCAGGTATCATAATACGGGCGATCTTTGAACCACCAAAATAAGTCACTTCCTGACCAATCTGTGTAGTGGCCACGAAAGAATTCTCTAGTGCGTGGCACACGAAAATAGTCAGGATTATACATGGTCTTTTTGCCCTTGGCCACACGTTGAAAGTTTAGCCCAATAAAACAAAACTTTTCAGCATGGTGTTCTAGTTTTTCTCTCACCCAGGTCATGTCATCATCAGGTATGCTGTTCAACACTTGTGTGCATATCACACCGTCAAATTTGGCACCTGGGGGCGGCGGGGTTTCAAATTCTGCCACACAAGGATCGTAACAATACACAGTGACACCAAGATATTGATCAAAAGTTTGCCACTGACTTTCGGGCATGGTCTCGCCAGACAACATGCCATATGGCAGTGGTTCTCGGTATTGTAGTCCTTTGCCGCAGCCATAGTCTAATATAGTTTTGGCATTGTATCGATCCACAAGATCCTTGATGAGTTTTTGATATTTTACAACATCATATCCGGCCCAACTTTTGTTGTTAACTTGAAACTCACGACCCAGTTGCACTGATTCTTCATAATATTGACTAGGGCTTGTAATTTTATTTCTCCAAATTCATTGTGGTGGATAATTTTTTAATATTACCATCTTTTGCGTAAAGTGGATGTAGTCTCGCAATAGAGGGACAGTGATGACTCACCGACACAATTTTTGTTCCTATCAACCAGTCAGTTGGAAGGAAACCATTGGCTTTGACCCAGTCAATCAGCTTGACTGCGGCATGTGGTTTGATGATGTAGGCATAGGCTCCCAAGGTATTCCAGCCAGCAGCAGTTTCACGATTGCCACCGCTGTGTTCACCATCTCGAATGGTCCAGATTGATGATGTATCATTTGAGTGTGCGGCCAACCAGTGTTCATATGAATCGCTGTAGGGATTTCCAGAATCTAATTTAATAACATCATCAAACAAGTCTAAAATATTGTCTGGTAGTGGCTTGATAAAATATCCATCATGTTCTAGCACAAGATACGGAACATTGTGTTTGACACAATCCAGCCACAAATAATAATGACTTAGCAAACACCCAACTATTCCAACTCTTCCTTTTTTAAATTTACCCAAGGGCTTTATGTTTAATAATTCTAAATGACTCGCTGCATCAAATCCGTTTATGGCATCAAATACTTCAGCAGTGATGCCAAACTTTGCGGCCTGTTCTATGCAATCCTGTGCCACTGTTTGAGACAGCTGATTATTTTGTAACACAATTATTTTTGTTCGCATGTGTATATCCAATCAGATTCGTTCAGTGTATCAACATGTGTGTAACCCAATGATGCCAGTAGGTCTTTGGTTTTTTGATTGATGTTGTCCCCAAATCTATTTTGATATTTAATTGGAGGTGGATCCCACATTTCAATGGCTATGACTGGTTTGAATTTTTGAATAGTAGACACAGCACCGCTGAGAGCAAAATATTCATAGCCTTCTATGTCCAAGTGTATCAAATCACATGCTGTCAATCCTAAATTATCTATCAAATAGATTGGATAAAGTCCAGCACCGTTGATAAAACTTTTTCCTCTACTTTTGGATTTGATATGAAGATCAACCAATCCAGGATCACTACCGAGACATCCTTGGGATTTAATTATATTTTCTTCAGGGCAATTCAGGGCTAAACAATAAAAATTCAGCCAGTCTGGTTCAAAAGTATAAACAGCATTAAAAATTTTTGAATATTGTTTTGGATACATACCGCAGTTGCCGCCAGCTTGCACCACAACTTTTTTGTCATCAACATAACTGGATATTCGGCCAGGCAAATCAAAATTTTCTAATAAAAATTTCCAAGTGTTGGTATCATCTTTTGGCCAATGCCATCCTTCTTTAATTTCTACTAGATCAAGTGCAGTTATGGCCATCCCATGATCCAGTCGTCACGTATTTGCTCCAGTTTGACCATGCTCCAGGCTTGCAATAATTCTACTGCTGCAAACTGACCGTATTGCTTGCTGTAAGCATCATGTGGTTTTTGTTCTATCACTATCACAGGTCTACAACGACGAATGGTTTGTTCAGCGCCTTGCAAGATACGATACTCGTATCCCTCGCAGTCAATTTTGATATAACTGACATCATGAAAATTCAATGTATCCAGTCGAACAACTTGCACATCGCCAGTGCCCATGGTAGCAGGATCTAGATGGCTGTGCCCAGAATTTTTCTCCGTGATGATCATGGTTCCTTGTGTGTCTTGATCACCTAAGGCAATTGGCTGAACTTCAAAGTTTGTGCCTTGCACATTTTGTTCCAGACATTCTCTAAACAAGGCCACTGGTTCAAATGCTATCACACGAGCAAAACTGCCAACAAAGTCACGGCTCCACAATCCCACATTGGCACCAATGTCCAGGGCCACGTCTCGTTTTTTGCACAGTTCAATGCTTCGACGTCGCACAGCAACTTGATATTCAGCCGGGAGACCTTTGTCTACACTTTTCTTCAACATCTTTGGAAGATGTGTTTCAAAGTCCGGGAATTTCCATCCATAATGCTCAACCATTTAATATCTCCTCAGTTTGTTTAATTATACGTTCTGCTGAACCGTTCTTGAATTCGTCTATGTGAAACTGCGCATAGGCCAAATGATGTGCCCAGGCCAACACTTGATCTCGATCTGGAAACCAAGGATTGTCTATGTGAGCCAGGTCTGTGTTGCTCACAGGTCTGGCAGCGTTCGATGGTGCCAAGGCAAACACAGGAACACCCGCTAGTATAGCTTCTGTGCCTGCTATTGAGTTGAATGTTACCACAGCATGCACATCATCCAGGGCTTTTTCCACACGATTAATTTTTCTGTCAGTACGACTTCGATTGCGTTCACGCACAACAACAGGTCTGTCTGTGTGTTGCCGGATAGTGGCCACAGTTTCTGCCATCCATGAGTCCAGTTCAATATCATAAAATTTACAAGGCTTTTCGTCGGGAGCAACAATCAGTATTGTGCTGCCACGACGGCGATTGGCTACTTCTAATCCCAGTCGATTCCACCGGTCACTGGGTCGTGGAATAACCTGATCATGCTGTAAGTTGTTGGGCACAATACGATGCCAGTGCTTCCAGCCTTGTGGGTTGTTGTAACTGGGGCGATTACCTAAATAACCTGAGTCCATGTATCTAAATGGTCGTTTGTCCTCCCAGCACTGCTTGATAATCTTGTGTTTCATGATGCCACGCAACATAAGTGGCTCTGTGCTGTCCTCGTAACGCCATGACTCCAATGGAGTAGACTCAACACCAAGCCCATGTGCATACATGTCGATGTATTCGTCATCACCATTCTTGCTCAAAAATATCATCGCCAGTATGTTTCTTTTCTTGGTGCCACAAGGTCTGACAAGTTGCTGCGGCCACTGCCTTTGCGTTTGCCCTTGAGATGATCAATATACCCTCCCCAATCACAGTTGATCAAGGGATGACCCTCGCCCATTTGCAAGTGTGCTGTCCAATTGAGTTCTGCCAGTCCACTGCGAGCTTTTACCGCATCAAACACAAAACTGTCGTGCCATTCTTTCAGAGTAAAGATGCCATTCTCAGCGTCATCATACATGCGTTGAAACTCTGCCAAGAACTTTTGCACAGGTTCTCTGGTTAGATTCATACCGTATAGGCCACATTCACTGAATTTGTTACTGCGACCTGCATAACACAGTTCACGATCTGCAGGAAAGAACTGATCCAATTGTTGCACAGTGATTGGTGAGTGGCACACCATGTCAGCGTCCATCCAAATCAACCAATCTGTTTGGGCATGTTTGGCAGCATGAAATATAGCATACACTTTGTGACTGAATCTCACTGCTTGCCATTTGAATGATTTACGTTCGCTACCAGGCCCATTATCGCCATTGGCCTTGGGCACGTTGCGCCATTTGTTTTTGAATGCCACAAGATCAGCACTTACCCCTTCCAAGTCCAACACTTGTAAATTGGGTGCTGATGGTTTAACACGACACCCTTCGGCATACACCTTGAGCAAGATGTCTTTGGGCCAAGTCTGTAAAAAAGTTTGAATCATTCGCCGACCGTAGGTATTGTAACCGTCGGCATTGAAAGTGGTAACTACAGTGTATTTCATAAGCGTATTTACAGTGATCAAATCCATAGCCTATTTTCCTGCCCAGTGTGCGCTAAATTCCCGACCTGTGATGGCAGCGTTTTTGGATTGTTGCCAAGCCTCAGGTATACAAACACAAGAGAATTCCATGACTGCTGATGCCGCAGTGATTTGGTCAGTGTTATGGCATGGCAGGATGCGAGCCAACCAAGCAGTATATGAGCACTATCGCGGTCAAAACCGACCTGTGATTGTGATAGACATTGGTGCGTTGTATCGTGGGCAGACTTGGAAACTGGCAGTAAACCATATCACTAGAGATGGATACTATGGACACTATGATAATTTGGATTGGGATCGCCCTAGAAAGTTGCAAATAAGTTTGGCTACTCAACTGCATCCAGGTCCCGAAATCATCATTGCCGCACAACATCAAAACAGTTTGCAAGTCGCTGGCATTGGCAGCATGGAATCCTGGGTGTTGATGCAAATTCAACAACTACGCAACTCTACTGACCGTCCCATACGCATACGAGCACATCCGCGAAGTCCGCTACGCATGCCATACTTGCCTGAGAATACTACTTTGGAAGTTGCAAGACCCGTGGTCAACACTTACGACAGTTTTGACATGCACTTTAACTGCCATGCAGTTGTGAACCACAATTCAGGACCGGGCATACAAGCAGGCATTGCAGGTTGCAGACCCATTGTGGCACACAGCAGTCTTGCATATCCTGTGGCAGTGGGTATGCCTGATATTGAACAACCCTATGACATAGACAGGGAATCGTGGCTGGCGCAAATATGCCACACTGAATACACTGTGGAAGAAATTGGACAAGGACTATGGCTAAAAAGAATCGAGCCCACACTGACACTGTGACTGATTGTGCATGTGTGATTCACGGCACCGGGTATGATTGGGTATATGTGGAAAAGCTCTACAACATGTTGTTACGTCACTTGCAAAATGGCATACGATTTCATGTATACACTGAATCCACAAGGCCTGTGCCACCTCACATGACCAAACACGAGCTGACAGAATGGCCTGGAATCACTGGCCCAAAACGATCATGGTGGTATAAGATGCAGTTGTTCAACGCTGAACATCATGCAGGCAACCTGTTGTATTTTGATCTTGACTGTGTGATTGTCAACGACCTACAATGGCTTGTGGATTTGCCCACCCAGAATTTTTGGACCATACGCGACTTCAGATATCTGCAACGGCAAGGTCATTCCGGAATGAATTCTAGTGTGATGTGGTGGAACACTGAACAGTTTGCACATGTTTGGGAAAACTTTGCCCAGCTGGACATTGATCAAACAGTGCGGCGCTATCCTGGAGACCAAGACTACCTGGGTGCGGTAATTGAGCCAACAGTGTGCAGATACTTTGATCAGTCCCAGTTACAAAGCTGGCGCTGGCAAGTGGCCGAAGGTGGATATGATTTTGCTTCTCGCAAACCACGAAAGCCAGGCACACCAGCACAAATTGATCCTGCTGCCAGCATACTGGTATTTCACGGCCGTCCCAAGCCACATGAATGTGTCACTGACCCTGTAATACAGAGATTTTGGCAGTAATACTTAGGTATTACTTGACCAATAATTCCCAATTTGCTATAATACGGGCATACCAAGCAAAAAGGAGCCAGCAATGGGATATCGTGTAGTTGATACCATAGACGTCATGCGTGACAAATACGGCCCTCGCAAGGGACTTGAAGGCCCGTTCAACTTTTCAGGCCGTGTGTTGTATTACGACAACAAACAGGGTCAATACTACGATCCTACTACTGACTTCTACGTGGAGCAGGCAGAAATGGACGAAATCAACACCCGCTTTTTTGAACAGTTTAAAAAGTAATACTTTTGTAGTATTACTTTTTGGTTGACCAATAATCCCCAAAATGCTATAATAATGACATACAAAGCAAAAAGGAGCCACTATGCAGATCACCACAGCAATCAAACAAATTCAAAAAGAAGCAGACTTCCTGGGCATGCCCCTGCTGGAAACCTTGCAAGACATTCAGAAAAACGGTCGCATGGTATACAGTGAGCGCACAATGGAAGCGTTTGTTGTTTTTATGCAACAAGGTCAAGCATTGTTTGCCCCGGTTGACCAATAATCCGTCTTTTGCTATAATAGAGACATAAACAGTAAACAACCGCATTTCAAAGGAGCCAACAATGAGTGCAATTCGTGTAATTAAAGGTGTGTATCGCAACAAACCCGTGCGCAACATCGCTTTCAATCTTGTGTCAGGCTTTCAATCTGGCGCCAAAGGTAACTTCGTGACAGTAGAAAACAACGGTGCATTTCCCAACTGCCCCGACACCATCCGTATCAAAGTCAACAACATTAGCGACATCGAGTATGTCAATGGAGATGCAGTG